CGGGCTGATCCAGAGAAAAGAGCTGAGTTCAGAAAAGAACTGAAGAATGTACTTACTAACCCTAGTAAGTTGTCTCAGTTGTATCGAAAAGGAGGGACTACGTATAGTGACATTGCTACTAGAGTTGCAGGAACTAACCGACAGGGCAAGTTTTACCAACCCACAGCTGTAAAGCCTAAGGTTGTAAACTCCCCATCTAATGCACGCTATCACTTTGCGCAACGGCGCAAGGGGAGGAAGTCATGAATGCGCGAGATGTGAGGCCGGAAGACTTGAATCTTTCCGAAGACGCAGTTTCCCGGTTAAACCACCTATTGAATATGGACACACGGGGTTACGCTTTAGATCTTGTAAGTCCTATGCTCAGCCGCAAAGGCGGACAAACTGAACATGACAATGAGAGGTACCGCTTGGCTGACAAGCTCTTGGCGGACATGGAGCCCGTGCTAAATAACAGTAGGCTTGGCTATCTCTGGGAGGTGGAGAAGGCTCAACATGATAAAATTGGGTCGTATAGTATTACACCTCCTTTCTCTGAAATAGTTGATAAACTAGTGGACTACTTTGTTCCCAAACCCGTCACTATGGATGAGGATATCCTTGACCGTGCCACGGAAGAGGTTAAGGGATTGCTCGCGCCAGCCAGTTTAAGTGCCACCACTTTAGATGCCGCTTTCAACGCAATGCCTCGAAATACGAATTTGGGTATGCCATTCGTCTCTAAGGACAAGAGATATTACCCTGACATGATCAGTTTAGCCCAAACTGCTCTGGATTCGGATTTTGAGGATGTTCGAGATGACCCTAGCCTACATTTTGGTAGAGGCCAGCCACGAGGCAGGGGCGAGTTGCCCAAACGCAGGCACGTTTGGGGTTTTCCACACTGGATAGTCTTACTGGAAGAGATGATACAAATACCTCTTCTGGATGCACTCACGGGCTCACATCCATACGAATTTGCCGCATGGATAGGACTAGACGTTGTGGATCAGGCTTGCACCTACATGCTTGAGAATGCTAATGTACCGATCTTATCCTTAGATTTTAGTGGGTTTGATGCTTCATTACCTGCAGATTTGATACATCGTGCATTCGATTGCATCCGTTATTGGTTCAGGGATTCAGATCAGGGGTTGATAGACTTTATCGAATACCAGAACTTACACATTCCCATCATCACGCCCTACGGTTTAATGGCCGGTACGCACGGTGAGCCCTCAGGTTCGGGTGTTACTAATACCATCGATACGATAGTCCAGAGGATAGCTATAAAGGCTATAGCTATATCTCTGGGCCTAACAATACTGTTCCACATCGCTCAAGGAGATGACGGGGGGGTATTGTTCAACGGCCACTGGGAATTGGAGGATATTACTACAGAAGCTAAGCGCATGAACCTAACTCTAAGTTCTGATAAAGGCGGTGTCAGTGAAACCGAAGTGTACTACTTGCAAAACGTGTACTCCACTAAATTAAGACACGGTGGTCATGCCCAACGTTATCGGCCTCTAATGAAAGTCATCAATGGTATGATGTCATATGAGAGGTTGAAGGATGAGGATGTATGGAATGGCTACATGGACACGCTTCGGTGGTATCAACAGGGTGAGACGGCCAATCAAAACGAGACTTTTCCCCTTCTCGTAGACTTTCTGTGGAGCAACGATAGACTCAGCAGACAATTTGGCATTCGTGAGATAATTGCCAGAGCTGGAGGATTGAAGCGCGCGAAAAGCCTCCTAAACGAACGCGCGTTTCCCTACGGAAAGGAGCCCCTTGACGGTATAGTTGGATATCGCGTGGTCCAAGATTTGCAAGTCAAGCGAATGAGACGTAAATAGTAGGTTTTAGGACTAGAAG